TATGATGGAGAGGAGGTTTGCCACTCGTGTAAATATAAGCAAGGGAAGTTTGTCGCCTTTCCCTCAACCTATATTCATCAAGCGGAGGCACCAGAGTCGGGATGGAGAATGAGTTTGGCGTTCGGTATTCTAGTCCAATGAAACATGTTCCAAAAGGTTGGGGATACGAAAAGTGGATTGTCAATAATGAAAAGTATTGTGGTAAGTTGCTATACTTTAACAAAGGAAAAAAATGTTCCTGGCATTACCACAATAAAAAAGAAGAAACTTTTTACATTCATTCAGGTAAATTGCATCTCATCTACGGATTTGATGATGATATGAATGTGGCAGACCATGTAACATTAAACCCTGGAGATAAGTTTGAAATCCCCAGGAAACTAAGACATCAGATGTATGCTATTGAAGATACTGAGATGTATGAATTTTCAACCACGCATTTTGATGAAGACTCTATCAGAGTTATCAAGGGCGATTGACATATTCTTGAACAGTTGTGAAGTCGTAATTAAACCAATTAAAATTACTTCTGGTATCGTATTGATACCTACCTTCTAGGTGTTTGGGAAAGGGGATCTCTTCGATCTCCGCCCCATATTTTTCTGCAATAATCTCTGCAATGTCTTTAAACGAATATTGGATATTAGATCCTAGGTCGTAGATACCAGACTCGGCGTTATTGTTTGAGACAATATCAACAACATCATCTACACAAACAAAATCTCTGAACATATCTTCAGAACCTTCAAAGATTTTGATCTTGCCTGTAGTCTTTGCTTGCTCAGTAAATTTACTGATGGGACTGCGCTGATCACCTTTAGACTCTTCACCATCACCATAGACATTGAAGAATCTAAACCCTTGGATCTTACTGAACTTATCCATATGCTCTTGCACCCAGTAGTCCAATTGGACTTTGGAGATAGCATAAAAGTTTAGTGGATTGATAGTTCCATCACTGCTATTTCCATACACAGATGCTGAAGAAGCATACTTAACTGGAATGCCAAGTTCGATTGCCTTTTTGAAAAGACGAATGGAAAACTCTACATTGTAGATAGTGAGTTTACCAATGTCAGTTTCTGTTGTGGATGAGATTGCTCCCATATGAATGATCTCGGTGATCTTGTCCCACATAGGAAGATTGTCCAGCAATTGGAAACAGTTCCACTGTTCCATTCCAATATGCTTTTCATTTTGTTCGACAAATTTTTTGCCGATGAATCCATTACAACCTGTGATTACCTTCATTTCAATCCAACTTATAAATAACTAGAGACTGTATAAACCTGAGAGTTATGCCAGCTGCAACTTATGGTTACCTGGCTAGTAGTGTGCCTAATAAGAAAACTAGGACTCTGCTGCATGTAGCCCCCACTAGTAAATTGGTGGAGGGTAGATTATCTATTTCACACCAGAACGCAACCCCAGTAAAGGTTCGTATTGGTGTATCTAGTGGTGCTCTTACTTCTTTCTCCCCATCAAATTATATTTTATATGATTTGACCATTGGTGCTGGCGAAACATATGAGACTGATCTTATTTATTATGCTAACGATCAGTCCCTGGTAGTATATACCGACAGTGATAAAACATCTTTCCTATTACATGGTGAAGTAGTTGACAACCCAGTTACATCTGGATTCTTAGGATCGACAAAAGTTATCAATGCTAAGTCTAACATCATCCTGTATACAGTTCCTGGAACTGAAGAGGTAGATCTTTCTATCTTTGTTTCTAATCAAGGTTCTTCTAGAACCAGATTCAGAATCGCAATCCAAGCGGCTGGACAAGCTCTGAATAGTGGAAACTATCTAAATTATAACACGGTTCTATTCCCAAGAACATTCTATCAAAGAACTAACATCAAAGCATCTGGTGGACAGCAAATTGTTGTCTGGGCAGAAGATCCAAACATCTTAAGTTTTGCTATCTATGGTAAGTTTAACTATAATGTTATCGCGACAGACTTCTCTGTTAATGGTAACTTTGTTGTAGTTGGTGATTCTGACTTACAATCTAATCTCACTGTTGGACAAACTCTAACCGTAGAAGGAGATACTGTTCTCAAAGGTGATGTTCAGGTAGAGTCTGGTTTTGATGTTTTTGGAACATTTAAGGTTGGACCAGACCCATTGAATCCAACTGCACAGATTAGTCCTGCGGGACAATTAAACTTGGATGGTGGTGCTATTGTTCAGGGAAGCATCTCTGCTCTTGGTACATTATCAACATCAAATGGAGCATTAACTGTTGATGCAAATGGCAATTTCTCTACTACAGGAACGCTAGCTGCTGGTGGGGTTTCAGCTGATTTAGATCTTCTAAATAATAGGGTAACAAATCTGGGTGCTCCAGTTGCGGCAACTGATGCAGTTAGCCGAGGGTTCGTAGACTCGCAGATTACAGCGTTGGCAATTGCACTATCATAAGGATATCGAGGTTTTTTTAAATGGCTAAAAGGCAACTTAGAGACTATGTATTTAAGCCTGGACTGGCTGGACTCGGTTCGATTAAAGTCCTTGATAAGCTTAACCTAGATCAGTTACTGCTGATCAATAATGCTACTGCAAACACGATCCTGTATAATTTCAGTGATCCAACCAGGCAGGTCACTGTTGAATTTACAGCAACAACTGACGGTAGCGATGCTGACTTTCCATTCGCTAATACACTATCAAACGGTGTTACTGAAATTCATTTTCAGTATGACACATCACAATACTCATCTACAGATAAACTACAAATTTTTGTAGAAGAAGAGGTTGTAACAACCAGACCTTATGATTTTGGTACTGATGCTATTGAAAGGCAGCGTGTTTCTAACACTCTGTCCATGCTTGACGCTGACTTTGAGTATGGTATTCAACCAACGAAGTGGCAGACAATTGACCTCATGAGAGGTTATCCTTCGACCTTCGAGTTTCCTGGTGCAGATGTTGAGGTAGACGGAGTTGTAACTGATGCATCACAGAGCAGTGGTGGTATCGGTCCTTCTTTGATTACAGTAGATACCATCCTCAACCATGGATTTAGTGTAGGTGATCCTGTAACACTTAAGGGTGTTGATGATGGAGTTCCTGGATTCGCTAAAGCAGAAGGTTCTTTCATTATTAGTGCAGTTACTAGCGATACACAGTTCCAGTTCTATGCAAAGGGTAAGGTTGGACTTTCTCCAGCAACCTCTCTGTTCTCTGGATTCATTCAACTAAGAAAGGCAGGATTCTATACAGGTGCTTCTCTTGGTTCCCCTCAAATTACGGTAGCATCTAACGGTGCATCTGGTTCTCTAACCACCAGAGGAATCAACACCAATGGTTCTCAGAGATTGGGTATTAATGTCCCAGGGTCTGTACCACCAACTGGTGCTCCTATTTCTGGAACAAACATTCCTGCAGGTACACAGATCACAGGTTATGTTCCAACCAATACAACGGTTCCTATTACAACATCATTCACAGCACCAGTTTCTCAGATTGTTCTAAACGAAACTGTTGACTTGGAAATTGGTTCTGCTCTAAATGACGGAACTGGAAATGCAATCTTTGTTACTAACATCGAAGAGAATACGGTCTCTTTATCTGCTCCATATCAAGTAAGTAAATTTGGTAATAGCTTTATCTCCGAACCCACCATTCCTGGATCTGTTAACTTTGGTCAGGGTACTGGAGCATCCTTCAATGTTAATAGAACATCTGGCGCATATACTAATGTTATTCCAGATCCTATTTTAAGGTTCTATGAAGTAACAGCTACTTCTTATCCTGGACTAGGTAGCAATGCAACATTTAATATTACGATTGACACTGCAACTCAAACTTATACTCAAGTAACTCTTTCAAATATTGGTAGTCAGTATTCTCCTACTGAACAAATTATTATCTACGGATCAAACCTTGGTGGTGTAGACACGACGAATGATCTGACTATTACTATTAGTGCAGTTGATGCTAATGGTGGAATCACTGGTATCACTATCGCTGGTACTGCTACAGGTATAACTAACGCTGCTGGTCAAGATTATATTGTTGGGGAAAGACTAGTTATCTATGGTAATGTTCTTGGTGGTGTGTCTCCATCAAATGACTTATCTATTATCGTTACTGGTGTTGGTGGCAATGGAGAGATTACTTCCTATAAAGTTATTGGCCAGGGTGCATTCTCAAACCAAGATTATCTAAATGTCAATGGAACAACCAGTGGTGCTGGTATTAATGCTTCATTCAGTGTACAGAGAACTGGTAGTGGTCAAAAAACTGCACGAGTAGAACAAATTGAAATCGGTGGAACTATTGAATCTGGTGATGATTTCCTAGTTGACATTACTGATGTTGGAACAGGTACAGTTGAAAACTTCAATTTCCAATCTACTGGAACCAGTTTACTTGCAATTAGAAATGGATTGATTGATGTAATCAATGATCTAACTACAGGATCTGCATTTGTATATGCTTCTCCTGGAGACAGTGATGGAAAAATTCAATTAACTGCACTCACTCCTGGGGATGATTTTACAGTTGCTGTAAGCACATTTGAGGGTGATGCTTCTGCTGGTGATACACAAACAATCACAGCAGCAAACTTTATTCCAAACGAAAACACAACTACTACTCCAACATATTCTGCTACACTTGGAAACAGTGGTTCTTCGTATCAACCTGCAGATACTATCATAATTCGTGGTGATGATCTAGGTGGTAACAACATCGAGCACGACCTAACGATTACTATTTCTAGTGTTGGTGCTTCTGGTGAAATCACTGCATTCACAATCAGTGGTACTGCAGCATCTGGTGATGCTGAATATTTTACTATGAACCCAACTAATGTTGCGTTCAATGCATCATTCCTACCACGAATTACTGGTGGTGCATATAACCCCGAGATTGTAAATGGTGGTACTGGATATCAAATTGGATATCAATTCCAGATTCCTGGTGTTTCTCTTGGTGGTACATCTCCAACCAATGATATGATCATTGAGGTCACTAATATTAATTATCTTACTGGAGAAGTTACTGCTATTGTCGCGACTGGTACTCCAGTTATTGGAGATACACTTGCATTCTATCCATCTATTGCAATTTCTGCTGCTACATCTGGTAGTGTCCCTAACGGAGCGAGTATTGTTTATTCTGCAATTGCTAGAATTAAAGCTACATTCCCAGGAAACCATGGACTCGTTCCTGGAAATAGCATTCTAACCGCTATCTCATCAGTTGGATCTGGACACGATTTAGCATCTGGTCCTTTCTATGTTGAAGAAGTTCCAGCACCAGATGAGTTTATCTATACTGTTAGAACTACTGGATCTGTCAGCACATCTCCTGCTCTTGCTGGATCCATCTACGCAAGACCAGACTGCTTCTATACACACAGACCATTTGACGGTGGTGTTCAACTAGGAACAGGTTCTCCATCACACGGTGCTCAGGCAATTCGTCAGTCTAAAAAGTATATCAGATACCAGTCAGGTAAAGGTATCATGTACACCACTGGTGCTCTGTTTGCACCTTCCTATGACTTGAGAAATGTAACCGCAGATGGCACTGGAATCGGTAGTATCATTAGTGTTACTACGGACGATGTAGACCATGGTCTTCAAGTTGGTGCTGAAATTCAATTAGATGGTATTGAGACAACTGGATACAATGGTCATTACACTGTTGCATCTATTGTCAATGAAATTCAATTTACAGTTCTTGCAACTGTGGAATTGGGTGGAACTTCTGCTGTCTTTGGTGAGCAACCAATCGTTGCTCTTTATAGATGGAAAGGTTCTACTGTTAGATCTGGTGCATTTGACGACCAGAACGGAATCTTCTTCCAGTATGATGGAACCAACCTTGCAGTTGGTTTGAGATCTTCCACATTCCAGATTGCTGGTACTGTTAGTGCTTCTACTGACAGTAACATCATTACAGGAACTAACACTAAGTTTACAGAACAGTTGGTTGTTGGTGATAGATTAGTCATTCGTGGTATGACCCATGTCGTCACATCTATCACTGATGATAATAATCTAACAGTCAACCCAGACTATAGAGGTGTAGTTCCAGTTAACAACACCAAAGCTGCTCTAACTAAGGACATTATTATTCCACAGTCCCAGTGGAACATTGACAAATGCGATGGAAGTGGTAAGTCTGGTTACGACATCGAGATCAATAAGATGCAGATGATCGGATTCCAGTATTCTTGGTATGGTGCTGGTTTCATTGACTGGATGTTCAGAGGTCCATCTGGTAACTTCGTCTTCTGTCACAGACTTAAGAACAATAACAGAAACCGTGAAGCATTCATGCGTTCAGGTAACCTACCTGTCCGCTATGAAGTTATCAACGAAGGTGCAAAGACAAAACTTACAGCACCAATTGATAATACTTTTACTGAGTATCTGCAAGTTCAAAATTCATCTCTGTTCCCCAACACAGGTGTTGTCTATGTTGATAACGAACTTATTAGATACACAAGTAAAAATAACACAACCAATAGATTGCTGGGTCTAACCAGACAAGCACAATTGTCTAACTTTGTTGCTGGTGCTCAAAGATCTTATACTGCTGGTCCAGCAGAACCACATGGTGCAAGAGAGGGTGTAATCCTACTCACCAATACTGCAACACCACAGATTAACCACTGGGGTTCTGCATTCCTAACTGATGGTGGATTCGACTCTGACCGTGGATACTTGTTCAACTATCAGGCGACTGAGGTTGAGATCTCTACGGTTAAAGAAACTCTGTTCCTTATCAGACTATCGCCTAGTGTTTCTAACGCACTAACTGGTGACCTAGGTGAGAGAGAACTGATCAACAGAGCACAGTTGCTACTCAAGAACTGCGAGATTACGACTCAGGGTGGTACAAATTCTCAGGGTGTTGTCGTTGAGGGTGTCCTCAATCCAATTAACTATCCAACCAACCCAACAGATATTGAATGGTTTGGTTTGAACACATCTGGATCTGGTGGACAACCATCGTTTGCACAGATTGCATCTGGTGCAACTGTTGTTTGGGCAGGTGGAGGTTCCACAATTTCTGCAACAAACGTGTTCACCCAGAACTACTGGTCTAACTGGGTTATCTTTAATAAGTCCGATGTTGTCGGGGTTGCGATTGGTATGTCTGTTACTGGACCTCAAATGCCTGGTGGTACTACGGTTACTCAGATTAGAAACTACGATAACAGCAGAGTTAGAATCTACTTCTCTCAGTGGACTAGAGCACAATCTGCTGGAGCTTCTACCTATGTGTTTGAAACTCCACCATATGCTCAGCCTGGTGAGCGAGTCTTCTCCTTCGTGGCAGCTCCTGGTAACAGAGACCAGATTGATCTATCCGAACTGAAAGAACTTACCAATACTCCTATTGGCGGTAGAGGTACATTCCCCAACGGACCAGACGTTCTTGCAATCACTGTCTATACAACCTCAGGTAATCCATTCAACGCAACGGTGAACCTGCGCTGGGCAGAAGCACAGGCATAACAGGAGAGACATATGGCACAACCAGCCAGCAGATCCGAACTCAGGGACTACTGCCTCAGACAACTTGGGGCACCAGTCCTTGAGATCAACATAGACGACGATCAAATAGATGACGCCATTGATGATGCTCTCCAGTATTACAGAGAGCGTCATTTTGATGGTGTCGAGAGGATGTATCTGAAGCACAAATTCACTGCTGCAGATGTCACTAGATTCTCTACACCACAAACCCAAACCGACACTATCAATGGTTCTGACTGGGAAAGAACAGATAACTATCTTGATATCCCACCACATGTTGTTGGAATTTCTAAAGTCTTTGGACTCAACAGCAACACTATCAGAAACAATCTGTTTGGATTAGAGTATCAGATCTTCTTAAATGATCTGTATGCATTTGGATCTCTTGATATTCTCAACTACTTCATGATCAAGCAGTATCTCGAAACTCTTGACATGGTTCTGAACAATGGATCTTTTATTGAGTATAGATTCAATCAGCGTCAAGACAGATTGTATCTTGATGTAGATGACAGTATGATCAATGAAGATAACTATTTGATCATTGATTGTTATAGAGCATTGGATCCAGATTCTTTTGTTCAGACATATAACGATCCATTCATTAAAAAATATACTACCGCATTGATCAAGCGTCAGTGGGGTCAGAATCTAATTAAGTTCAATGGTGTCACTCTTCCTGGTGGCGTATCTCTAAATGGCAGACAGTTGTTTGAAGATGCACAAGCAGAAATCAATCAACTCATGGAAGCTTCTGCTAGCACATACGAACTACCTCCTCTGGATATGATCGGATGAAAAGTATTTACTTTCCTCAACATGGTGGCGTCAATTCTGAACAGTCTCTCATCCAAAGTTTGGTTGATGAGCAGATAAAACTGTTCGGAACTGATGTCTATTATCTTCCTAGGAAGATGATTAAAGATAAAACACTAGATGACATCATTTATTCTGAGTATAAGACTCAGTATATGATTGAGATGCTTCTAGTTAATGTTGAGGGTTTTGGTTCTCCGTCTGAGTTCATCAGTAAGTTTGGTCTTCGCATCACAGATGAAGTAACATTTGTAGTATCTAAAAATAGATGGAGTCAGATCTTCCAAGAGTTTGCTGACATTACTACTGTTGATGGCAGACCCAATGAGGGAGATCTAATTTACTATCCACTCACTGGAGATATCTATGAAATCAAGTTTGTAGAAAGAGAAGCACCTTTCTTCCAACTTGGTCAGACATACATCTATCAGATGACCGCAGAGATCTACGAGGTTGGTAGCGATACATTTGAAACTGGCATTCCAGAGATCGATACCACAGAAGAACTGTTCTCTACATCTATCGAGTTGCAGATGGATACTTCTGGAACTGGAGAATACTTCCTTAGTGAAACAGTCACTGGATCTGAATCTGGTGTTACTGCTGAGGTTTCTTATTGGGATAGAGATACAGATGTTCTCACTTTAATTAACAGAACTGGTAACTTTATTACTGGTGAAACACTAACTGGTGGTGAGAGCACAACTGCTAGAGCAATTACTACAATCGACAATCTGACTATGGAGACAGTTCCATATGCAGATAACAGATATATAGAAGATGAAGCTGACGATCTAATTGATTGGGGCGAGAAAAATCCATTTGGTGAATTTGGCAATTTTACGACAGGTGACTTCTGATGTTGGGACCACATTTTTATAACGAAGCGATTCGCAAAAGCGTTATTGCTTTTGGTACATTGTTCAATAATATTGAAATTCGTAAGACTAATCCCGACGACGGTTCGGTCATCGAGTCTGAGAAAGTTCCTTTGGCATATGGACCAAAGCAAAAATTCTTGGTGCGTCTTGAGGAAAACCCAACCACAAGAAAGGTTGCTATCACTCTACCAAGATTGTATTTTGAACTAGTAGATGTCTCTTATGATTCTTCTAGAAAGACTAGTTCGATTCAAAAAATCAAAGCACAAAAAAGCACAGACAACCCAGATGAGGTTAGAGTTCAGTATGTGCCAGTGCCATATGATCTGACATTTGAACTAGGAATCATTGCCAAGTCTAGTGACGACGGATTGCAGATCCTAGAACAGATCCTCCCATACTTCCAACCAGCATTTAATATTACAGTAAACTTCATTCCAGACATGGATGAAAAGCGTGATGTTGCTGTGCAATTAAATAGCATCAACTATGAAGATGATTGGGATGATGCTTTCTTAGATCGTAGAAGCATCGTTTGGAATCTAAGTTTTACAGTTAAATCTTATATCTACGGTCCTTACAGCAAGGCAGAAGTCATTCGTAAGGCACGCATCATTGAAACTCTGGGTGATAGAAATGTCAATAAGAGGCAAGCAGAACTATCGTACAGTCCCAAGGCATTGGAAGATAAGAACAATGATGGCGTTATCAATGCTGCTGATGATGCACTTGTCATTAGCACAGATGACTTTGGATTCAACGAAGGATTTCAGGTATTATGAGCTTAGAAGATAACATGGAGGACATCCTCAATATTGATACAGAGGTTGTCGAAAGCAAACCATCTAAACCAGTACCACCCAAGGTTGACAAAGATGACCGCACAAAAGATTATGAATATACCAGAGGCGAACTATACAGCCTCATAGATCAGGGTCAGGAGGCGGTCAGAGGCGCTTTAGAGGTCGCTCAGGAGTCAGGGCACCCAAGAGCATATGAAGTCGCTGTAGCGGCAATGAAGCATGTTGCAGACATGACTGAAAAACTTCAGGACCTTCATAAAAAAATGAAAGACCTAGATGCTGAGCAAAAGAAAGGTCCTACCAATGTAACTAACAATGCTATGTTTGTTGGTAGTACAACTGAATTGCAAAAAATGCTCAAGCAAATGAACGGCAACAAGCGATAAATAGAAAAAAAGTGTCGGAAAAATGGCAATCAAACCACTAGCAGAAGCTATTGATTTAGCGGTAGCATCAGATGTAGGTGCCGCAAGTATTGTTTCGGTAATCAATACGAATAATACTGCCATCAGACTTTTAGTAGCAGAAGCAACTGCTGCTACTGTTTGGGTTGCTGCTGGGGAAAGAGTTTCTATTGAGAAGACACCCGCTGTCGTTATTTCTGCTGATGATGGAGCTACCCCAACTCCAGCAGCAGTTACAGCAGCAACTGTATTCGCAACCAAAATCGCATACGGAAACTAATGGCACAATGGAACAAGGATGCTCAAGACTATAGAGCACAGGACACAACAAATTTTGAAGT